TGGCAAGATAGAGTTAATCGCTCGTATATTTGCCGAGACTGGTGTCAAGAGTTTATTCGCTGGCATCTTGCAACTAGTGTGTAAGTATCAGGATAAGCCAACTATCATTCGGTTACGCGGGAAATACGTTCCTATTGACCCAAGATTGTGGTCGAACCAATATGATCTATCAATAAACGTTGGGCTTGGCACAGGCAACAGGCAAGAACAGATGGCGATGTTGCAGATGGTTTTATCTAAGCAAGAAACGATTATCCAACAATACGGGCCAAGCAACCCACTTTGCTCAGTAGGACAGTACCGTGCAACTTTGGGCAGATTTATAGAGGCAGCGGGGTTCACGGACTCAGCAGAATTCTTTAAAGAGGTGACGCCAGAGGTAGACGCACAGTTAGCACAGCCACAAGAGCCCAAGCAAGACCCAGCAATGCAAGCGTTATTACAACAGGCGCAAGCACAATTGCAAATTGCACAACAGAAAGCGGTTGCTGATATTGAAGCAAGGCAAATGAAAGCACAGGCTGATATTCAGTTAGAGCGCGAAAAGGCAACGGTTGATATTCAGATACAGCGCGAGAAGTTGGCAGCGGAGTTACAAATGCAACGTGAAAAGTACGCGCTTGAGTTACAATTTAGACAGCAAGAATTACAGGCTGAGATTGCTCTTAAACAAATTAAACTAGGTGCTGACATAACCAGCGATGTGAGGATACCCGGGTGAGTGGAAATCAACAATTAGATTCGCAATTAATGGCGTCGTTGCAATCAAGCATGCAACAGCCTAGGCAACAACCTTTGCAACAAATGCAACAATCAATGCAACCGATGCAACAACCTTTGCAACAAATGCAACAATCAATGCAACCGATGCAACAATTTGGACAGCAACAAAGCGCATACAACCCGTTCGATGCTATTGCCCAGATGCAACGTCAACCGATGCAACAACCAGTGATGAATCCATTTTTTGGTGGTCAAATACCCATGAACTTTGGTTTACCTGAGGCATCACGTATACCCGCAGACTTTCAATCTGCGTTGCAAAACTTTGAACGTGGTACTCCTCCTCCGCCTCCTCCTGTTGATAATTCCATGGGTACAATTTTTGATTCTGGAAATTTGATCGGTGGAAATTTTAACGGTGGGAATAACAATTAATGGACAAGGCGCAATTGTCAATCAATTTACTGCGCGATGAGTTTTTCATGGGTGAAATGAAAGCGATTAAAGATAATTGTTTACAGCAAATTGTTAACAGTAACGAATCAGATGTAAATGTGCGTGAAGATTATTACCGACTACATAAACAGATAGATTCGGTCATATCCCACTTTCAATCTTTAGCGGATAGCAAGCAGATTGATAGCAAGAGATGGAAGATATTTTAAGAATTGCTGACTTATCAGCACACCGAGCCAAACGGATTTTTGGCAGTAGGGGTTTAAGATGAGCGAAAACATGACACCCGATACGGGTAATGGTACGCTAACGGTAGATAGTGCCGCTGGTGCGATGCTTGGTTTGATGGGCGGTGATGACTCGCAAGAGCAACAGGTAGCCGAACAGGAAGGCGAAGAGATTGCAACTGAGTCGGGGGTTGAAGAGTATGCAACCGATGACAGCGAAGAGGAAGAGGGCGAACAAGTTGAGCAACCAAAATATCGCGTCAGAGTTTCGGGCGAAGATATAGAGGTCACGCAAGACGAATTAGTCCGAGGATATCAACGCGAGGCAGACTACACAAAGAAAACCCAAGCACTTGCAGAAGCGCGTAAATCTCTGGATACGGAGAAAGCGGGCGTAGAGCAAGCAAAAGGATTGAGAGATACATACGCGCAACGTCTAGGAATGATTGAGCAGATGCTCACAAACCAAAACAAAGCCGAGAATCTTGATGAGTTAAAAGATATAGACCCGATTGGGTATGCTGTAAAAGTAGCAGAGCTGTCACAGCGCAAAGATCAATTGCAAGCCATTCAATTCGAACGTCAACGCATTGCCGAACAGCAACAAGCGGAACACAAAGAAATGATTGGCAAACATGTTGCGCTAGAGGCTGAGAAGTTATCTGCTTACATACCTGAATTTTTAGACCCTGAAAAAGGCGAAACAGTCCGCAAAGACATTCGTAATTTTGCTAAGTCTATTGGGTGGACAGATCAAGAATTGGCTAGTGTTTATGATTCTCGCGCTGTTATGACACTTTACAAAGCCATGCAGTACGACAAGTTAATAGCATCAAAACCGGGTATGCAAAAGAAAGTTTCTCAAGCACCCAAAATGCTAAAAGCAGGCGTATCACAAGGCAAAGGGGCGTCAGAACAGAGTAAAGCAAACATGCAACAATTGCGACGCACAGGCAGGGTTGCCGATGCCGCTAATGTTTTCGAACAATTTATATAAGGATTTATCATGGCTACATTTACCGCACACACTGCCATTGGGCAACGTGAAGATTTAAGCGATGTTATTTATAACATTTCGCCAACCGAGACCCCACTCTTAAATACACTAGCGCGTAGCAAAGCTACTGCTGTATTCCATGAATGGCAGACTGATAGTTTAACTGCGGTTAACACTGCAAACGCAGCAGTAGAGGGCGCAGATGCATCGTCTGCTACTCTATCACCAACAGTTCGCTTAGGTAACTATTGCCAAATTGTGCAAAAGACTATTCAGGTCTCTGGCACGCTTGACTCGGTTAACAAAGCTGGTCGCAAGAGTGAAAAAGCATACCAACTTGCCCGTGCTTCGAGCGAGTTAAAGCGTGACATCGAGGGCATTCTTTGCTCAAACCAAGCAAGCTCGGCAGGCTCTAGCACTGTTGCTCGCAAGCTAGGTTCTGTATTGGCTTGGCTTGACAGCAATACTTCGTTTGGTTCTGGCGGTGCTGACCCTACTACTATTGGTTCAACTACCCGCACAGATGGCACAGTCCGAGAGTTTACTGAAGCACTGTTAAAAACTGTTATTGCAAGCGTTTACACTAACGGTGGCATGCCTAAAGTGTTGATGGTTGGCGCAGCAGGTAAGCAGAAAGTATCAACCTTTGCTGGTATCGCTCAACAACGCTACATGGCACCAGCCGATGCACCAACGACTATCATTGGCGCAGCTGATATTTATTTGAGCGACTTCGGTTCTGTGTCTGTTGTACCTAACAGGTTCATGCGTGTGCGTGACGCTTTGGTGCTAGACCCTGAGTACGCAGCAGTTGCTTATTTGCGCCCATTCGCTACAAATGAATTGGCAAAAACTGGTGACAGCGACAAGACTCAGATTCTTGCTGAGTTAACGTTGGAAATGCGTAACGAAGCTGCACATGGTGGCGTGTTTGATTTAAACATGGCTCTTTAAACTGTAAAAGTGGGTGGGGGGAAACTCTCACCCTAATTAAACTATGAACAAAATATTAAACGTTGATGAATTTGCAGGTAGACACACCGTTGCCCATTCTGATGGAGATGGTGGTTTAATACTAGAAACAAAACAAGATGTTAGCCATATAATTGAGGCTAACAAATTAATGTTTAATCAAGTAAAATCACAAGATAAGTACGGCGATATGACGCATGTTGCTCGGTTGCCACTTACTGTGATTGATGACTTAAACCGCAAAGGTATTATGCGCGGGTTTGCTGTTATTAATGAACCTGAAATGAAACTGTTTTTGAATGACCCTGATAATCGTTTCTTTAGAACAAGACCTGGTAGAGTTTAATCATATGGACATAATATGGGCATAACGAACTACACAGACTTACAGTCTACGATTGCAAGCTACCTTGCACGTTCTGATTTGACTGCTCAAATACCTGACTTTATACGATTAGCAGAAGTGCGCCTTAGACGTGATATACGGATACGGCAAATGCTAAATTCTTCGACCACCACGACTACTGGTGGAGATGACACAATATCGTTGCCGATTGATTTTTTAGAGCTGCGTGATCTATTTGTTGTCACCAACCCAATACGTGATTTGAAATATTTATCACCAAGCATATTTTCTAGAAATGGGCGCGTAACCGAATCAGGTTTGCCTGTTTTTTATACTATCATTGCAAACGAGTTTAAGTTTGCACCAGCTCCTGATGCTGAATACACGGTACGAATGTTGTATTACGCATCTCCGAGCTACTTAACAGATACAAATCAAAGCAATGTTTTTCTTGCTTACTGTCCAGATTTATTACTATATGGAGCTTTAATTGAAGCAGAACCATATTTAATGAATGATGCCAGAATTCAACTGTGGGCTGGAATGTATGATCGTGGATTATCATCACTAACAAGTGCCGATGATTCATCTGAGCATAGTGCTGTCCCGTTAACAATGACTTTATCCGCGAGGTAATTATGGCTGCAATGTCGAACTTCCTAGAAAACGCTTTAATCAATGCTACTCTGCGTAACACCACTTACACTAGCCCTACTGTCGTGTACGTTGGTCTATACACTACTGACCCAACAGATGCCAATACTGGTACGCAAGTAACTGGTGGATCTTATGCACGACAATCAGCAACGTTTGGTGCGCCAGCAGACGGTGGTTCTACCACTACTGCTGATATTACTTTTCCTACAGCAACGGCTGATTGGGGAACTATTCCTTATTTCGCCATATTTGATGCCGTATCGGCTGGCAATATGCTTTATTACGGTGCGCTAAACAATAGCAAGACTATTGAAACAGGCGACATCTTAAAGATTGAAACAGGCAATCTAACTGTAACCCTAGCTTAAAGGTAACAAAATGGCACTCATAGCAGACCGCGTAAAAGAAACAAGCGTTACAACAGGTACTGGAACGGTAACGCTTGGCGGTGCTGTTTCTGGGTTTCAATCATTTGCGGCGATTGGTGATGGTAACGAGTGTTACTACATTATTGTTGGAACGGCAGTTGTAACCGAGTGGGAAATAGGCATCGGTGTATATACTGCATCGGGTACGACGTTATCAAGAAATACGGTTCTTCAATCGTCTAACGCAGATTCTTTGGTGTCTTTCTCTGCGGGTAACAAAGAGGTGTTTGTTACTTACCCTGCTCAACAAGCTGTAACCCAAGCGGGATTATTGTTAGATATCGGCACAGACCCGAACCAGATACCGTTGAATCAGTTTTTAGGCACAATGGCTTATCAGGATTCAATTGCTGTTGCAGTGACAGGCGGTACGCTAACAAATGTTACGTCAAGTGGTTACTCAATTCAACTAGCTGTCACAGCGATTACTACTGCTGGCTCTACCACACTTACTATTGCACAGATACAAACGTTAATTGCTACTGTCACACAGACAGCCGCAGTTACTTTGGTCTTGCCTACAGGCACGTTAACAGATGCAGGTGTTTTAAATGGCCTGAGCGCGGTTGGTACAGCCTTGCGCTGGACTGTTATTAATCTAGGTTCGGCCTCAGGTGCTGTCACGATGTCAGGGGGCACAGGACATACTTATGTTGGTAACGCCACGGTAGCCATTGCTACATCGGCCCGATTTAAAACGGTTAAGACAGCGACTAACACGTTTGTTACTTACAGGATTGCATAATGTCTATTAAAAACAATTTTCCAAGCACACGCCCATCGTTAATTTCTGACTTCAGGAATTCTGAAACACTTGACCCACGGTTTGTATCCGCACGAGCCTCTACAGCGACATATACAGACAAGTTCGGTGTTATCCAGACAGCTGTCGCTAATGAGCCGAGGATTACTTTTGATGCAGTGACAGGTGAGTGTCTAGGGTTGATGCGGGAAGCGCAGAGGACTAATTTAGTACTAAACAGCGCGGTGCTAGTAACTCAGAACGTAACGGTCACAGCAGTTGCCTACACACTTAGTTTTTATGGCACAGGTACGGTAACGTTATCAGGCACAGCAACAGCCACAGTCGTTGGTTTAGGTGCTTACCCATCACGCAAGACTTTAACTTTTACACCAACCGCAGGTACTTTGACATTAACCGTTACGGGTTCTGTGACTTTAGCGCAACTAGAAGTTGGCGCATACGCTTCCTCATACATTCCAACATTGGCCTCACAAGTCACCCGTGCGGTAGACGCTTTTACTCTCTCAGGCTCAAACTTCACTCAATGGTATAACCAATCGGGTCAAGGCACACTTGTAGCAGACGTAGACACACCCGAAGCGGGCATCATTGTTACAGCAGGTACATCTAATTTAAGAGCACCTGTTATCGCTAATAGATCATACGGCTTACCCTTTTATCCACAAGTTACGACTTCTCTTACCCTCGGTGTCGGTACACATAAGAAACTAAGCTACTACCCTGCCGATGTTGAGTATCGTAACTTAATAACGCCTGTCAATGCACCGTCTAATGCGTTTGTAATGACCGTGTTTATCTCAGCTAATGGTGGTACATTCCAATGGCCTAATCGTACAGGTACTCGTGACGCAGTTATTAATTGGGGTGATGGTACTAGTGAAACCAGTGTTGGTAATCTAGGCGTTAAAACTTATGCGCTTGCGGGTTACTACGATATCAGTGTAACGGGTACATATACTGCGCCATTTTTTAATAATGGTGGTGACAGGCTTAAATGTGTTGATGTACGCCAGTGGGGTCAAGTAACAGGCATGACTACTTGGGATGCATCGTTTTATGGTTGCGCTAATTTAGTTGGGACAGCTACTGACGCACCTGTTTTAATTGGCGCTTTATCCAGTATGTTTCGAAACTGTACAGTATTTAACGGTGCTATTGGTAACTGGAACACAAGTGCAGTGACTGATATGTCTAATATGTTCTACGCTGCGTCAGCATTTAACCAAAACATTGGTTCGTGGGACACAAGTGCAGTTACTAATATGGCTTATATGTTCTACTATGCAATAGCATTTAACCAAGACATCGGTTCGTGGAACACTAGTTCGGTTACTAATATGTCTAATATGTTCTACGTTGCAATAGCATTTAACCAAGACATCGGTTCGTGGAACACTAGTTCGGTTACTACTATGGGTCAAATGTTCCAAAACGCAATAGCATTTAACCAAGACATCGGTTCGTGGGACACAGGTGCAGTTACTACTATGGCTATTATGTTCCACGTTGCATCAGCATTTAACAACGGTGGTAGCGCAACTATAAACAACTGGAACACAAGTGCAGTTACTAATATGGACAGATTATTCCTAAGCGCAATAGCATTTAACCAAGACATCGGCTCTTGGAACACAGGTGCAGTTACTAATATGTCTCAAATGTTCCGCGGTGCATCAGCATTTAACCAAGACTTATCGGGCATGGTAACGGGTCTAACAGCACAGCCATTATTATTCTCTGCAGGCGCAAACGCTACTTTTGCTGACAACGCCAATGGGCTTAAGCCATACCTGTCGGGTGGCGTGACTCAAATCAACACATAAGGAAAACAAAATGTCTGATTTTTACCTAAAATTCGTTGACGAAGAGCAAGCGCAAGAGGTTCTCTACACTAAAGTAGTAGACGAGTGGAGCGAAGACCCTGACGTTGAGCCTATCCCTTTGCGGTGGCATTATGTGCCGAATTATGTGAACATTGACACGATTGGGGTTATCTACGAGCCACAGCCTGACACAGAGCCACTACCAGAGCCTGTACCGTATGAAGGTTGGTTTGTAAATGTTAGGGTAGTTAGCGAAGACCCTGACCCTCTGTTACCGTTTAGTATCGACCCACAGCCGTATCCTATTAGAATTTGGGCTTAACAAATGTTAGGTTTCTCGCCATTATCAACCTACCCAATATCAACAGTACCTTTGCAAGATAAGGTAAGTGCAAGTGTGTCTGCAAACGCTACTGTGTTTCTTGACGCAATAAGGTTTGCTTTTGATAATGCATCTGTTTCAGCTAGTGCGACAGTGGACGGTGATAGTATTAGGCTACGACTTGTTGCGTCATCGGTCAACGGTACGGCTACAATAGTGGCGCAACCCAATGCAATATTCACATTTGTATCAGACATAAACGGTATTGCCGTTGCTGATTTGACACCTAATATCATAGCTTCTGCGGGTGCTAATATTAATGGTAACGCGGTCTATGTTATTAACGCTGAACTTGTTGGCGAAAATTGGTCAGTTGTGCCACAAGGTGAGAATATATGGCTACGAAGAGGTTAGTGTTAGGCGAGTGGTTGCCAGACCAGCCAGGTTTAACTGGTGCGATTACAAAAGCATTCAACGTTATCCCATTGTTGAACGGTTATGGACAACTGCCGTCTATAAAAGCGTTTTCAGACAATGCAAGCGAGCCTTTGACTAATGTTGTTGCAGGAAAGTTTGGTGACACAGTCCAGTTATTCGCCGCGAGTGAAACAAAGATTTTTAAATACGACCCTAATGATTTAAGTTTAGATGATGTTTCAAAAGCGGGTGGGTATACCGCATCAAGTGGTTGGAATTTTACACAGTATGGAAAATCTTTGATCGGTGCAAACGGTTCAAACGTTTTACAGTACTGGCAGTTAGGCGTATCTACTGCTTGGGCAGATGTGTCAGCAAGCGCACCAATTTCTAGCTTTGTAACTGTTGTGCGTGACTTTGTGGTAGCAGCGAACAACAGTAGTAACCCTAATCGCGTGTTTTGGTCGGATATAAATGATGAAACAAATTGGGTTTCTGGGGCAACGTCACAATCTGATTTTCAAGATTTACCCGATGGCGGCAATATTCAGGGCGTAACGGGTGGCGAATTTGGGATAGTGTTCTTAGAGCATGCAATTTATAGAATGAGCTATCAGGGTTCACCATTATTTTTCCAATTTGATGCTATTTCAAGAACGCTAGGTTGCTATGAGCCGAATTCTATTGTGCAACAAGGTGCAAGAACGTTCTTTTTGTCAGACGATGGATTTTACGTATGCGATGGTCAAACAGTTACTGCAATCGGTGCTGAAAAAATAGACCGATGGTTTTTTGAAGATGTCAGTGAAGGTTCATTAGATAAGATGTCGGCTGCAATTGACCCTGAACGCCATTTAATTGTGTGGTGTTACCCGAATGCAAACGCCACTCAAACCATTTTATTTTACAACTGGCAAACAGGGAAATGGTCGTATGGAATTACAACCGCTGATTACATAGCTAACGCTACGACTGTTGGAACGACACTAGAACAACTTAATATCTACACAAGTTTAGAGGGTATACCCGCATCGCTTGATTCTCGGCTATGGGCTGGTGGAAAGCCTCTATTTGCGGGCACTAGTGGCTCACAAATTGTTCTATTCGGTGGCGTAGCAAGACCAGCAGAAATCGAAACAGGAGATATTGAGGAAGGTAGTCAATCAATCGTAAAACTAGCATACCCGCAAGTTGATGGTGGCTCTGCAAGCGTAGCTGTTGCATCAAGATTTAGATTAGATAACTCTATAGTTTACACGCCTGATATAAATGCAGATGATGAAAATCGAGTTTCATTGCGAAGCCTTGGTAAATATCACAGACTTCTAATTAAGCCTACAGGTCAGTGGCAAACAATTATGGCTGTTGATATTGAAATACAGCCAGTGAGTAGTCGATAATGTTTAGACGCTTGCCACAGCAAGGCGGTCAACCTAGAGACATTTCTGAGGTTGTCAACGGCATAATTGATGGCAAAACAAACAACACGGGTTCAGTAACGTTAGCAACGGGTGATACAACAATTTTGACAGACGAGCGCATAAGTCCAAGCAGTAAGATTGTGTTAATTCCAAAGACTTCAGATTCTGCGGGTGCAACTGGAGTCTATGTATCAGCTCAAACATTTGGTTCAGCAACTATATCGGATATAGGTAATGTTTCAACTAATAAAATTTATGATTATATTGTGGTAGGTTGATGTTTACATACATACAACCTAAAGATGTAAGAGCTAATTGGGCTTTTGTAAAAAAAGGGCTTGAACATATTTTACGCAAATCTCCTGAAAATTGGATACCAGAGGACATTTACGCAAGCTGTGTTAACAATACTGCTGTGTTGTGGTTGGCTATGGAAAAAGACAAACCGATAGGTTTTGTTGTTGGTTATAGAGAAGGCGATGCTTTCCATATATGGTGCGCCCACGGAAATTTAGGTGGAAAACTAGCAGAATGGTTTAAAATGGTTGAAAGCATAGCAAAAAGCATGGAATGTAAGCAAATTACTTTTGCATCGTGGCGACCTGCATGGAACAAGGTTGCCGTTGAGTTGGGTTTTAAGACCCGAAGCTGGATTAAGGAGTTATAGATATGTCAATGGGCGGCGGCGGCGGTAGTGACAAACAAACAGTCACAACGGAACTTGACCCGATGGTTAAGCCTTTTGTTGAATTCGGTTTAAACGAAGCACAACGATTATATGATACGGGTGGTCCGAGTTTTTTCCCAGGGCAAACATACGTTGGCCCGTCATCGCAAACTCAGCAAGGTTTGCAGATGGCGCAAGACCGAGCGTTAGCGGGTAGCCCATTACTGCGAGGCGCACAAGATACGGTAGGCGCATTACAAACAGCGACTAACCCTGCATTGGGTGGGTTTGCAGACGTATATGGTCGGGCAATGCAAGACCCTGCGTCTAACTTTTATAGTTCACTTGCAAGCGGTGGCGGGTCTGACATTCTTAACCAGTACCGAGCAAATCAGTTGTACGGTCAAGCCTCTATGGGCGACCCATCGGCAAACTTTTACGGTGCTATGCAAGGTGGTGCGTTTCAGAACGCAGCAATGCCCGGCACGCAAGCCGTATCAGAAGGTGCTTACTTAGGCAGCAACCCGTTCTTTCAAGGTGCATTTCAACCTGCGGCTCGTGCGGCACAAGACACATTCAACCAAGGCATACAAGGCGTTTCTAGCCAAGCCTCAAGAGCGGGTCGATATGGCTCAGGGGCAATGGGGCAACTTGAAGATAGAGCATCTAATCAGTTCGCACAGGCATTGTCAGATACAGCGGGACAGTTGGCTTATCAGAACTACGGTCAAGAGCGTGGCTTGCAAGAAAATGCACGTCAACAATTGGCAGGGTTGTCACAACAGGACTTGTCTAACCGATTAACTGGCGCTCAGAACATTAGCCAAGGCGCACAACAAACGTTAAATAATCAGCTTGGCATGATGAACGCAAGCGCAGGTCTGAACCAACAAGACTTGGCTAACCGTATGTCAGGCGCAAGTGCATTGTCAGGCATCAATCAACAAGGCTTGCAGACCCAACTTGCAGCAACATCGGGTGTAGGTCAAACGGCATCAGACGATTTTGCACGACAGCTACAAGCTGCTGGCATGTCACCTGATATGGCTTCGCAAGATTATGCTGACATTCAGAGACTTATTGATCTTGGACAGACGCAAGAGAATTACCAGCAACTTGCTTTGGGTGATGCGATGCAAAGATTTAACTTTGAGCAGAACGCACCTTACGCTGGTCTGCAAACGTTCTTATCAGCAGCGTATGGGGCTCCTATGGGCAGCCAGGTGTCTCAACCCATCTATAACAACCAGTTAGGTGGCGCTGTATCAGGTGGGCTGTTAGGCGCAGGGCTGGGCACTAGAATGGCAGGTGCAGATGGCAATCAACTAGGATATGGGGCAGGTGGAGCTGCTCTTGGAGCGTTAGCAGGAGCATTCGCATAATGAGCGGGATAGAACCTTTACTGATCGGTGCAGCGTTGGGCGCAGGAGTAGGCGGTGCTACCGCTAGTTTGTCGGGTGGCGATGTGTTACAGGGTGCGCTTATGGGCGGTGTAACTGGTGGCGCAACGGGCGGTTTAGGTGGCCTAGGAGGTGGCGCAGCAGCAGGAGGTGCAACCGCATCGGGCGCAGGTTCAGCACTAGGTGGCGCGGGTGCACTAGCATTCCCCGTTTCTGCTGGGACATCATTTGCAACACCTTTAGCAACAGGGCTCACAAGTGGTGCTGGTAGTATTGCACTTAACCCTGCATTAAGTAGTTTCATGCCATCTATTCCGTCTGCGATCAATCAAGTGCCAATGGGTGCAATGCCGTTTCAAGTGGGTACTGTACCAAGTGGTCTTGGGCCAACAATGAGTGCTGGGCAATCAGGAATTATGCAAGGCGTTACGGAAGTAGCAAATCCTAGCATGATGGATAGTTTTATAAAATACGGTGATGTTGCAAAGCAGATGATGCCAAAGCAACAACAAAAACAAGGGCAACAGTTAACACCTGGTAGGATTCGTCAAGGGCAGGCTGTGAACATGACAGCCCCTTACGCGAGTCTATTACAAGAGCAGATGGCGATGCAACAACCGCGTCGTCGGCTGTCTTTACTGTGAGAATATAATGGCTAATTATTTAGAAAGTTTGCTTGGCGAAGATGAATTACAACAAGCAAAAAACCAAGCGTTAAGCTCTGGGTTAATGCAAGCGGGATTTGCTGGCCTGTTAGGTAGTGGGCCATCTTTATTGCCAACGAGTGCCGGGCAAGCGATTGGTCAAGCTGGGCTTGCTGGAATGAGCGCATATGACAGTGTTTTACAAGGTGCTGAAGACCAAGCTGTTAAAGGCATGGAAATGCGTGGTTTACAAAACGAAAAAGCACAAGAACAAATGTTTATGCAAGAATTGCAGGGGCTACAAGGTAAAGGGCAAATTAGGCAATCCGATATTTTAAATTTGGTTACAAAGTACCCAACTTTATCTAAAAATATTATTCCTACTTTGCAGGGCATGATGCCAAAAGAATCTGCACCAGTTAACTTGCAGTTTGACGCAGCTACAGGCACAGTATTTAACCCGCGCACAGGTAAAATTCAATACAATCAAAACCCTAATCAGCCAACAGCATCAAATATAGTAGGTTCGCCACAAGAAAAAGCCACACAAATGCGAGCAATTGGTGATACGTTTGCTGCCACTGACCCTAAAAAAGCTGAGTCTTATTACAATGCTGCTGAAAAAATGTCACCACAAGAGAAAGTTACAAAAGCAACGGACACTCAATTAGCGGCAACTGGTTACTTTAACCGTATGTCGCAAGCAGAAAGCATCTTAAATCCGCTAGAAGAGCAAAAAGAATACCCAATGTACGGTGCAGGGTTGGCGGGAAGTTTGCCGTTTGTCGGTGATGTTGCGCGTAACGCAGTTATGTCCGCAGGTCAACAACAGTACCAACAGGCCGCAATGGATTGGGTGCGTTCAAAGTTACGCAAAGAATCAGGCGCAGTTATTGGCGAGGACGAGGCTAGAGATGAATTTAAACTTTACTTCCCTCAAGTTGGGGATACTGACAAGGTTATTGAGCAAAAACGTCAAGCGCGAGCAACAGCAACAAAAGCTATGAAAGAGCAATCATCGTTAGCAAAAGTGCAAGAATCAGCACCTCCTGACATGGCTACGCAAGCTAGGCAGGAATTAGAGCGACGTGCAAGGGGTGGTCAATAATGGACTTTAGCAAATTATCTGATGACGATTTAAAAGCTATTGCAAGCAACAACTTTCAAGGTATGTCTGATGATGGTTTGCGTATGCTGTCTGGCTCAGCAGAAGTCCCGCAAGGCACACCTATGGGGCAAGAGATTGTCGTGACACCGCAGGGGGCAAGCGTTGAGGGTAAACCCGTACAACAAGAAAACCTTGGTTTACCACAACGTTCGATAGCTGAAGACATTGGTCGCCAATTAGGTTTAACTGCTCGAGCAGGGGTTACAGGTTTATCAGCGTTGCCAACTATGGCAGCAGATGCGCTTAACTTAGGATTGAATTTTTTGCCGGGCGTGAATATACAACCTGCATCGAAGTCTTTGCAACAGCTAATGAATTCTCTAAATTTACCCCAACCTGAAACGGCAACTGAGCGCGTATCACAAGATATTGCTTCAGCCATGTCAGGTGTAGGCGGGGCTGTAAAATTAGCGTCAAGGTTGCCACAACAAATGGCAGCACCATTTGTTAATAATGCTGGTCTACAAACTGCGGGTGCAGCGAGTGGCTCTTTAGCCTCTGGTGTTGCGCGTGAAAATGATGCAAGTCCAATAACGCAGGCTTTGTCTGCCTTGTTAATTGGCTCGCTTGCACCGACCACAGCAACCACAGCCGTGGCACGCACAGCAGAGGGCGCAAAACGCTTAGTACAGCCATTTACTCAAGGTGGCCGAGAAAAGGTCACAGGCGAGGTTCTGCGGTCTTTAGCACGAAATCCTGATGAGGCCGCAAAAGTTGCTCAATCGTACACGACATCAATAAAAGGTTATCAACCTACAACCGCACAGGCAACGCGAGATGTCGGCTTAGTCGCTGCGGAAACGCCTATCCGAGCGCTAGACACTACTGGCAGATTTGCGGAACAAGCAAGCGTGGCCAACCAAGCACGCATAAGCATACTAGATAGAATGGCAAAAGACGAAGACGCTGTATTGAAAGCGTTAACTAAACGTGAAGAGGTTACTGCACCGTTACGAGAGCAGTCATTTGCTCAGTCAGTAGTAACGCCAGAAATGTTTAAATCGGCAGTTACATTAACGGTCGGTAAGGTGGCTAACAATATTGCCAATTCACCCTCTGGTAAGCGTGAAACAGTTATAAACGTTATTGATGATTCGGTCAGAATGATTCAGCGTGCTAATACGCCACAAGATTTGTATGAGATACGCAAAGACTTAAGAGCAGCCGCTCAGGGTTTGTTAGACAAGTCTGGTTCAGGTGGGCCAAGCGCAGGGTCTTTTAAGGTAGCAAAAAACGAATTAAACCAAATTATTCGTGCGGTTGATGATGCGATTGAAGCGGCAGCGCCAGGCTATAAAAACTACTTGGACAAGTATTCAAAACTGAGTAAAAGTATTGAGAGCATGGAAGCGGCTCAAACTTTTAGAAATAAGGTTTTGACCACTACGCCAGACCCCATGAATGCGGGTAACTTTTTAATATCACAACCTGCATTTGCTAGAACTATTCGTAACTTGGAATCTACTAAATCCCTGAAAGGTTTATCAAAACCACAAATTTCTGTTTTGAAAAATGTTTCTAAAGACTTAGACGAGGGCGTACTTAATCGTGCGACAAAAGTGCCGGGTTCAGATACATTTAAAAATATGTCGACTGCCAACGTGATCGGTGGAATTATTGGTAAACAATTATTTGGTGAAGTTAGTCCTTTATTGCAAAAAATTAGTGCACCCATGAACTGGCTTTATAACGGCACAGATGATGCTATTCGTGAGCTAATTGTTTCTTCTATGCTTGACCCTAAATTAGCAAGTAGATTGATGGCGAACGCGACTCAAACTACAATGGAAACAATAGGCAAAGAACTTCAACGCAAAGCTCTTACGATGGGCTTTGGAGCAACATTCGGAATAGGTCAATAAAATGGCAAAGATTAAAATCTCGCAGTTTGATACAGACCCAGCAAATAACACAGATATTGATGGAATTAACTTGGCCGAGGGTATGGCTCCCGGTCTTGTCAACAATGCTATTCGCACACTAATGGCACAGCTAAAGAATCAGTTGACTGGCACAGACGATGATAACCGCACAATCGGTGGCAATCTTGTTGTTGATGGTACGTCTACGTTAACGGGAAATGTTGGTGTTACGGGAACGTTAACAATTGGCGGTAGGTTGGCTGATGCGTTCCCATCTGGCACAAAAATGCTGTTTAACCAAACTTCTGCACCTGTTGGCTGGGTCAAAGATGTTACGCATGACAACAAAGCACTACGTGTCGTTACAGGAACTGCGGGTACAGGCGGTTCGGTTAACTTTACTACCGCATTCGCAAACCAAAGTTTGTCAGGTTCAACAGGTGACACAACAGCTACTGGCACAGTTGATGACACTACTCTAACAGCGGCGCAAATTCCTGCTCATACACATTCTATTGCGGGTTCAGGCACAACTAGCGGAGCAAGTAACGACCATTTCCACGCATTTAGCGCATCAACTGGCGCAGCTGGTAGCCATAGCCATAGCGTTACTGACCCTAGCCACGCTCATAGTCTTACTGCTTGGCATACAGCAGCTGCCCCTGGTTCAGGTGGTGGTGGCGATGCTACACAGAGACTTAGTGGTAATGGTGCTGTAGGTACAGCAGGTGCTACCACAGGCATATCTATTAACGATATTGGCGACCACGCTCACTCTGTGTCAGGCAATACTGCGGGGATAAGCGATACCCATACGCACACATATTCATTCTCAGGTACGTCTGGCTCAATTGGTAGTAGCCAAGCGCATACGCACGGTTTTACGAGTACAGCGCATAACCACACTATTACTAGTTCAGTTAACCTAGCCGTTCAATACGTTGACGTTATTATTTGCACAAAATCATAATGAAAATAGAATCAAAAGCTAATTGCCCGTTAGACGGGTTTAAACCGTGCCGACAGCTAAACTGTGCGTGGTTTACGCAATTGCGTGGCAATAACCCAAATACGGGTGAACCAGTAGACGAGTGGGGTTGCGCTATTGCATGGTTGCCAATACTTACAATTGAGAACAGTCAACAGCAGCGTCAAACTGGTGCGGCAATAGAATCGTTTAGAAATGAAACGGTACAAATTAACGAACAACTTAAACTTGTAGAGTAATTATGAGCCAAGAAATTTTTAATATTGCAATTGGAATAATCTCGACTCTTGGCGGTTGGTGGCTAAAAGTGATGTGGGATTCTTTAAAAGAGTTGCAAGCCGCAGACAAAGAGCTAGTCGACAAACTTAGCCGTATTGAAATTCTTGTGGCAGGTAATTATGTTAGACGAGAAGAGTTTGACCGAGTGGTTGAACGCCTATTTATCAAGCTAGACCACATTGAACTCAAGATTGACGCCAAGGCTGACAAATGATATTTCCATTACTTGCACCACTACTTGCTACCCTTGCCCAAAACGGGCTTGAGTTAATTGCTGATGCGGTAACAAAGAAAGGTCAACAAGTAGTTGAGGATACGCTTGGTATTGATTTAACACCTACACCATCGCCTGACCAATTAGTAGAATGGAAGATTGCGGCACAATCGCATGAGAAAGCATTGCTTGAAATGGTGTACGCAGACCGTTCTAATGCTAGAGAGCGAGAGGTACAAATAGCCACAAGTGATGCCGCACCATTATTTAATAAACTAGTGACGCCTGTTTTGGCTGTCGGCACTATTGGGCTTTCCTTCGTGTTGTTTGCGGTGCTTATATTTGTTGATGTGCAACCAGTCAGCAAAGACATTTTGATTTATATTCTTGGCGTACTGTCTGCAGCTGTCACTCAAATATTATCTTATTACTTTGGAAGCAGTCAGGGGAGCAAAGACAAAGCAGACGAACTCGCACATCTAACTAAAAAATGATTGTAGAAGAGTCGTTACTAGCTTGCGGTGTTAGTGAACGTAACGCACATAAATGGTTGCCGTATCTTAACGAGGCTTTGCTTAAATATGATATTGACACACCGTTTCGGCAAGCAGGTTTTATCTCGCAAATATGTCACGAATCTGGCAACCTACAATTCGTTGTTGAAAACCTCAACTACTCTTCCGCAGGATTACAAAAAGTATTTAGTAAGTACTTCACCAAAAAACTAGCAAAAGAGTACGAACGCCAACCCGAACGCATTGCTAACCGTGTGTATGCAAACCGAATGGGCAACGGTGACGAGCAATCGGGTGACGGGTGGAAATACAGAGGTCGTGGGTTGATTCAATTAACAGGCAAGACAAACTATATGCTTTTCACAATGGAAGCCGACAACGAGGCTCTAATCAAGCCTAATGCGGTTTCTGAGCCTGACTTGGCGTGCGAATCTGCGGCATGGTTTTGGAATCGCAACGATTTAAACAGTTTCGCTGATAAACAAGACGTGCGAGGCATGACACGCAGAATAAATGGCGGCTTTAATGGGTTACAAGACCGCCAGATAAAGTACAACAAAGTTTTAGCTACGTTGAAATAATTGATACAAGCGTAACTACCCATGCAAGCACGTTTATAAATATAACTGCGGCTATAAAGTGTAAGCGGTTCATTGGTTTTTTCCTTTAATAGATTCAATCGCATCTTGCAAATCAGCCAGAGCATGAAGCCGCACCAATACCATTCTTCCTGTTTCAAATGCGTCGCACACGGGTGGTCGATGTGCGGCTTCAGTCCAGTCTATGACGTTTTTTGCCGCCATATAAAGTTCGTTTAACTCTTCTATCTCTTGGAATGCTGGTGGTGGTGCTGTGTATAGATCAACGCCCCCTTCAGGATAAGACCCTTTTGGGTAAACTAAAATGTGGCTGTAGTCATCTGAAATAAATCCCTGCAAATCATTACTTTCAACCGACCCAATAGGTTCTTGGCTTTCTGCATCTGACATTTCTTCTCCTTTAAGAACTTCTTGAATGCGTTGATACAACTGATGTCGCATGAAGTTATCTTCTTGTCTGACATCCCACCCAGCGTATCTCATCTCCGTTTCTGCGTGTCTTAGTATTGCGTACAGTAAATCATTGTCTGCTGAGAAGGCGTCCATCATGTCGCGGTAGGAATCGCACTCGTCTTTCATTTGTTCCAACTCAGAGTATTCAACCGCCCCAACGGGTTCTTGGCTTTCTGATTGTTCAGATATTTCTTTTGCAAAAAAATGCGGTTTCTCAGAAAAACGTTTTCTAATTTCATCGGCGCACCAAGTCGCCAATACATCTTCACCCGCATAATCTTTATCAATTTCGTAGCAAATATCTATGCACTCTTTAACAATCAACTTAGCAAATCTTTCGAGCTCTTTGCCATCGGACACTACATACATCTCGTCAAACTTAGGAAACCCTGCCTCAAGAATTAACTCTTTGATTCGTTCGTTCATTTCGCCTCCTGTTTTATTGGGGTTCCTTGCTCATCTAGCCACCAAGGCCAAGGTGCGTCAGGGAAATCGTCACGCAAGCAATGCGGGGTTGTTGATGGGTATGAAAGTTGGTTGTGCCCGTCTTTGCATAGACGGTGTATTGGCTGGTGTGATTGGCAGGTGCGACAGGTTGCGTTCATTTCTCTACTCCAAAATGTTTATGAATTTCGTGGGCGCACCAAATAGCAGATGCGTATACGTCTTCATCTTCATATTCTCTATTAACTTCATAACAAACCTCTACACACTCTTTAATAATCAACCTAGAATACTTTTCAATAAATATAGCCAAGCCTTTTTCATGTGAGGCATCATTGGGTATGAATTTTATAGCTTGCTCGGCAAGTTCTTTTATTCGGTTGCTCATTTGTTTTCTCTTGGTGGATTAACAGGTTTTGTACCGATTGCGTAATGCAGGTGAGGACACGCAAGAACTTCCCATAGGTATGACAAACGCCATGTTTTGGTTTCGTTTAACCAAACCCAAATGTTTCTAGATGTGTTTTCTAACCACAAGCTAAGTACAAATTGTTGTGGGTGTTTCATAGCTCAAACTCCTTGGCTGACACGACGATTTTTTCAACTGTAAATGACGGGAATTTATCACTCGCTTCTTCATACGTTAAATGGTCGTTTGTCATAGAGCAGTAATCACCTCGGCTAATTGCATACCTGTGCTTAATGATTATCGACGGCTTGACTCTATACTCTGTTGCTTGCAAGTTGGCCGCCATCAACGCTTGGCTGTGTTGGTCTGCGGCTTTTCTTGTTAAGTGAATTAAGCCTGCATCAAGAATTTTACAATCAATAGATTCATCATACCAAGACACAGAATAAGAATGTCCAGATGCGTCAGCTATAAAGTATAGGGCGTGTTTAGTTAATGCTTTATTGTTTGGCGCAGGAAACTTTACCCCTGCTAACTCGCACATCGTGACTGGTGGTGCGGTTGGCTTTATGTCTATTGCGTAACTTAAATTAGGGCAAACAAGCACCTCTTCTAAGTAAGATTCTGACCAAGTTTTTGAATCTGCTAACAAAACCCATATGCACTGATCGGTATCCTCAAGCCATTGCTTGATGAGTTCTGATTGTGGGTGTTTCATCTTATTCCTTGAATGTGGTTTAAATACCTGAGATTAACGACACGTTGTTGCTTCATGTTTCTGACAGGTACAAGTGCACGATTAATGGCATCAAATCGTTTACATAGTGTTTCAAAATCACTTGCTTCATCAATTAACTTTTTTGCCGCAATAGTTTTTTTAAGAGGCATAGGGGCATCTTTTTTGTTGCCCAGTTTATATACAGCACATTGGCGGTTTTTGTTTGATAGTTTCCAATGAGAGATATAAACCAGTTTTTTCACTTTTAATCGGTTGATAACTATGGCAATTGTTGTTTCGTGAAAAACACGCTTTGCGGCAATTTCACGCGGTTGTACACCATCACTATCGTCTAAAAATGCTTTGTACACAGCTTGTTCGCCAGAGTTTTTAGACAGTTTCAAACAATCTAGCGAGTTTATGTTTTGAGTTAATGTCCCGTTGCTCATAACGACCCCAGCGATTTGTAGTAATTCCACTTTGCTTGGTACTCAGGCAACTCAGAGGGTGGCACAAAGCCAAGCCTTTTGAGTGTGGCAAGCACATCGGTTGCTGCTGCTGGCACGTATGCTTTATGATCTTTCGGGTAGTTCAACATGGTTTCTCCTTTGGTTTTACTTCAATTTGTATCTATCACGACACGGCGCACAAGCACCATCTATTAATCGGCTTGTCCATTCTCCGCAAAGTTCACAATCACCCTCTGTGCCAGGGTCGAGCTTTGCGGCATCGCTGATTTCTTGCAACTTTGCGTCAATTGCAAGCTGTGTTCGGTCATTTGCTATATCTACGTCATCGCTCATATTTATTTGACTCCTCTACCATATGAAAAGCATAAAGATAAGCATCTTCACATTCTTGTTCTGGTGAAGAGTATTCATTTCCTTTATGTTTTAAAATAATTGCGGGCAAGGCTTTTGCTGCAAAATAATCAAGCATAGTCATGCCATCATCATTTGGCGAACAAACTTCAGATGATGGAAATGCTTTAAGAATTTTTACTAATTTCATTTTGTTTCCCTTAAAAAATATTTAATTTCAACCGTTTTGGCGGCATCACGCAATTTAGATGGGTTAGTCTTTTTAAACACTTCTAAAGCAACAGCTACAAACGTTTCTATCTCTGCTCGTTCATCGTCACCCCAACCGATTAGCTCAGCAACGCACGACTTTAAACGCTCGTCTTTCAATTTAGCAACCGCTTGCACCGTGTACTCTAAGTCATCACGATTAAGCGTGTGGCGGTCTTTTAGCAACCGAATCATGTCTTGCGTGATTGCGGACACAATTGCTTCTGCGGGTTTCATGCAAAGCAAGCCAGTAGAAGCGTCAGGAACGCCATAGAAGCCACAACGTATGCTTGGGTTGGTATTGTGTTGGCTATGCGTTTTTCTTTGCTGTATTCGCCTGTAATCATAATTGCACCTGATAATTTGTACGAACCACTTTATACACGATGGCGTCTTGGGCATCCGTCAAACTAAGTATTTTTTTCCCACCGTCTTTGTAAATTTTGGTTGAAACCGCATCAGTTAAAAACCAACCAGTTGGTTTACGCGTCAGAGTAACGCGCGTACCGTCGCGAGAATATTTGTAAGCATTCGGCACTGATGAGCCACTAGTCGCATCAAATATCGCGCCAGGAAAATGCTTTTTTGCGCTGAGTAGTTTGATCAATCGGCTTTCAGCGTCAGCAACGAGCGCCTCGATTTGATCAAAGCGCACATAAGTATGCGCGGTCGATTTTTGGTTGACTTCGCGCAAAACTGCTTCTATTTTTTGTGCGTTTGCTTGTGTGATTTTGATTTCTTTCATTGTGTTTCTCCGTTAATGTGTAAACAATATTAACACACTATTTACACTATTTAGTAGGTGTTTACCCTAGATTACGGTAGCATCTTAAGTCAAGTAATACACATAAATTTGCTTCGGCCCACAAACGTATTGCTCTTTGTCAACTTTCTTGCGATTTACTTTGTTTGACTTTACATAGCGCACCAAAGTGCATTGAACGGTAGACATCATTAGATTTAAACTTGTCGCAATTTCTTGCGTGTCGCAATTTGGGTGTTTACGAATGTAATCAATAATTTGTGATGAAATCATAGTTTTTCCTCAAAATTCAAAAGTTTTTAATTCGTAGCGGTTGCTAGAATTTTTCCACCAGCCATGCACAATGACACGCCAGTTGCTTCGTATCATCTCAGGCAACGCAGGTGCGTTCTCAATTTTTTTAATGCGTGCTGACATATTACTTTTGCTTGTTACCTGTACCGCAAGCGTTTCACCGTTGCCAACAGCTAGTAAATCTATGCAACCGTACAGGTCGTGTTTGCGTTTAGTGAAAGCGTTGTAATACTCTACTGTCGCAACGGTGTAGCCATCTTTCTCTAGCATTTTTTTTGAGCGCAACGATAAACTCATAGTATTTGACCTAAAACTTTGTTAAGCGCATCAAGCTCGGTCATTTTCATTACCCGCCACATATTTTTCTGCCCATGAATGCCATTTAAAGAGCCTTGGTGGCAATCTTTGCAAAGAGGCAAGCATAAGTACTGCTTGTGTTGCTCAATGTGGTGTGCATCGCTTGGTGGGGGCGCATCGCACACAACGCATGGCAAAGACTTAATCATGCCAAGGTGCTTGCGCTCTTTTGCGTTCAATTTATTGTTCATCGCCGTACATCTTTTGTAGTTCATCGTCATGCATCTTTTGTAGTAGCACAAATGCATCTTTCAATATGTCTAACCTTGTACTAGTATCCTCGTTACTAAAATATTCACTACTTTTTAACGTTACTTCGTATTTTTCTTCATCAAAGAATATTGCAATCGCTCTCATTTTTCTGCTCCGTAAATTCGTTATAAAGGGTTGCTCGGTCAATGCGTGTCGCGTGTTCTAAAAAGTCAAACATTCTTGCGCCTTGAGTTTTGTCTGGGTACGCAGATTTAACTAGTCGATAGCGGCAACCTACACATTTATTGTCGTAGATTGAACCGCTAAGGTCACATTTGTTGCATTGCATCAGAAAGGTAAATCTGAACCTATATCAGCCAATTCTTGTCGAGCTGGCTTTGCTTGCTGAGCTGGCTTTTCTTGCGTATCACCTTTACCAGTTAGCCCGACTTCCTGAACAATCCCCTCTAACGCAACACCTTGCTTACCGTCTTTGCTTGTAAATTCATTCAAATGCACATCTGATATCTCAGCGTAGATCAATTGTCCTTTGCCGAGATATGGCGCAAGAGATTCCGCACGTTTACCAAATAGTGATGCACGCACCCATTGTGATTTTTTTTCTTTGCCATAATTGTACGCAAGACTTAACTGCAAAATAGCCATGCTACTCGATGAATACCTAAGTTCAGGCTCATTCCCGATTCGTGCTAATCCTAATAATTTCATACTTCCTCCGTTGTTAACTGCTCAAACATCTGTTCAACTTCATCTAAAAACTTTACAGCTTCAGCTTCCACATTTTTAATTTCCTCGGCTGTCGGTTCGTACAACCTAATAAATAACTGCTGTTTAGCAGGCAATCGTGGGTCAAATGATGCGAACCATACTGATTTCCCTGTGCAGGCGGATTGCGTACACATTTGCGGTTTGTATTCATCTGGAATTACACCACCAAGCAAATACTTAAGATGCGTTGAAGTAGTTGGGCATTTAATCTCAATCGCACGACCATCTGACACAAAACCATCGGGGCTTGCACCAAAGTACTCAATCATAGGGTGGTCAATAAATCCTACGTCTGTAACCTTTAACCCAGTCTTTGACTCAAATGCTTCTTTAGCCATCGATTCGTGGTCGATGCCCCACTGCATTGCACCGTTTACAAACTTCGGCACAATGTTATCAGTCAACCGTTCCGCAAGAATCTCAATCTTAAGGTCTTTGCGTGCAGCAGAATCGCCCCCACCTTTTAAGTACGACATTGCCGAGGCCATGCGTGAAGCTGTAAGTGCGCCACACCTTGCGCTAAACCAAGCACCTGTACCCTGTTGTGCGTTTTCCTCTCTCATGCTTCACCTTTAATTTGTTTACCCAATGTGGCAACCTCTGTTTTGATAGACGCACGCTCAGGCGCAGTCAATTCAGCCCACAAGCCCTTAATTTCAACTTCCGTAGTCATGCCTGACAAAATTGCTAAAAGTTCAGGCTTACCGCGTGGCTCAGGTTCTGCTACAGGCTCAATATGTGGCAAGTCTTCACCCGCATAAATATACAATCCTAACCCGTGACCAGCTATGGCTTTTACTAAGCAACGCATCATATTTTTATTAACTTGAAACGCATCGGGGTTTTTAATTGCTTGATTGCGATTATCCATGACAGGTAAGTGCATGGTAATTGGCTTTTCAAACGCGGTAACAGTACAACTTACCATCATACTTTCACCGTACATAACTGGTTCATTGAACACCCAGTTAGCGGTTGGGTCTTGACGCATAATCTGATCGACAGCCCAAGCCCATGACAAGTAAGACAGGTTGGCTTTCTTTTCAACGTGTTTGGAAACGTCAATTTTAGCTAATTGTTCAAAGTGGTTCATTCTTTTGCCTTGTTAAGTTTATATTGTGCATATTTTGTGCCATTGCCGTCTAACATTATGGTTTCAATGTCATAACCTTGTCCGCGTAGCTTAAAAATTACATCTGCTAGTCGGGTAATTTGAAACTTGCTAAACGCTTGCATACTTGTTAGCTTGGCTTTTTTTAGGTGAGCATACACCTGTGCAACTTGGCTCATAGCGCCTCCACGGTTATGCGGTACACAGTACCGTTCTTGTCGACAACCTCTAGCAGGCGCTTGCCCACCTGAGAATAAACGTCATACGCGTGTTCTACGTGCTCTACACGGTCAGATGTACGCAAAGCGTTTAGGCACACGTCAGCAAGCTGGTCAGCGTAAACAAACATGGATTTAGTTTTCATTGATATCCTCCAAATATTCATTACGATTTACACCGAAGTATTGCTCAACTTCTTCGGGTTCAATAGATTGGATAACTTCCCATCCATCAGGAGTCACGTCTAGCAACGCATCATCAATATGGTCATCGTCTTTTGCGTACACAACAGCGCACACTTTTTGCACGCGGGTACTGTAAATTTTGTACATTGGCATTATTGGCTCACTAAGGTAGGTTGAACAAATAATTCGAAACACATCTTAGCTTCTTTAATAAATGCTTTATCAGAGCATTCTGAAAAGTCAATGCACATTTCGTCTTGAACACGCATTGCTGTTTCAGCATCAATGTTAAGAGCTTGCATAATATCTTTTGTGTAGATGTTCATTTTGGTTTCTCCGTTTGAGTCAGCTAATTTGCTAACCATGTAAACATTGTAATACACTATTTACACATTGTGTAAGCATTGTTTACATTTATTTTTATAGGTTTTGCACAAGCTATAAATTTTAGCTATAATTGGTCAGGTTTCTCCGACCTGTGGCTCGCAAGTGGTTACTCCTTGCGGGTCTTTTTTTTATGGTATATAATTAACGTATGCAATGGATTGGTAACCCAGAGCAGAGTTTAAGAGAGCGAACAGAACGCCTAAATTATGGCGGCTTCGTCAAAAGCTAGTAGTCAGATGCTCTTACATCACTACTTAGTGGCAAACCAAGCCTAAAGCCCCATAATTTAGGTGTTTTTTTTTGCCATTTACCCGTACTCCGCACGATAGTAAGCACCTAGATGGGTGGCGCGGAATTAAACATTGGCTGGTCTACACCCGACAGCAAGCCAACGCGGACTTAAATGGGTATCGCAACAAGTTTACAGGGCAAGCGGTGAGACAACCTGTAATCGAATAGAACATTAACTTCGGTAGCAATAGTCTATATCTAGAATTACAAGATACAGATGGTTGAGGAAAGATAGTCATAGCTATCACCCTTGGGGAAACTATAAAAAAAATAAATAACAAAAAAGATTAGAAAAAAAACCTTCAAAACAATTTAAAAAAGTTTACTTTATCGTGTTTATTTGTGTTGTAATGTGTATAGGGTGATTAACACCTACAAGGGAGAAACCATGAAAGATGTATTTGTAAATATTCGCATGACACAAGAGCTTAAAGAACAATTAGAGGCTATTGCAGAAAAGGAAGAACGGTCATTATCAAAGCAAATTTTGGTTTATATTAAATCGGGCATTAGTAAAAAAGAACGTAAACCAAAAGCTGAAATCAACCAAAGCGATTTTAATGAGTTTTGGCAAGCCTACCCTAAAAAGATAAGCAAACCGTTAGCATTAACTGCATATGCAAAAGTCATGCAACACCATGAAGACATCATGCAAGCCTTAAAGTGGCAACGTGTTTGCGACCAATGGACTAAAGACGGTGTTCAATTTATACCTAACCCTGCAACATACCTTAACCAACAGAAATGGCTAGACGAGCAACCATTGCCTACACCTGTATACGAAACCCCATATCAAAAGTCTATGCGTAAACGAGTAGAAGAAATAAGCCCAAACATTGCACGAAAAGTCGGCACTACATATAACCCTAACTTTGTTGACGAGGTTAAAGATGCCATTACCGACCAAAGCAATTGATAGATTATTCGAGCGTTTAATGCTGACATACGGCAGCGAATGGACAATGAAGTTTGAGGGCATAGACATGAATGATGTTAAATCAATGTGGGCGCACGAACTTTCATCATTTGCTGACAACCTAAAAGTTCTTGGCTGGGCATTGGAAAACTTGCCTGCAAAATGCCCTAATGTTATTGAGTTTAAACAACTATGCCGACAAGCACCGAAGCCTGATACAAAGATGCTAGACGTTGACAAAGCGCCCACACACATCGTAGATGCACAAATTGCGGAGATGGTGCGCGTGGTAACAGAGCAAACAAACCCAAATGACAGCAAGCGTGATTACAAAGCCTGGGCGAAAAAGTTAAAGTCTCGGCACGATGCGGGCGAGAAGCTAGAAATATTTCAAGTACGCTCGTATAAGGTTGCCTTGGGCATAACGGAGAAATACTAATGAATACAAACGAAATTTACAAATTGATAGATGAACACTTAAAAAAACTAGATGAGCCAAAAAATGTCAGTATAGCTTTAGTTGCGGATAAAGAATGGGAAGTAAGAGTTATTGGTAAAAGATATTCAATTTGGATTGGAAATTATACAAATTATGATGAAACAATAAAAATTGCAGAAATCGTAAGTCAATATTTAACAAGCAAAAAAATCAACAACACAAACGAAAAACAAGTAAACGGCACACATTACAAATCCAAGATTCAATGTTGGGATTACATAATTGCAAACAACATTGGCTACTTAGAGGGTAACGTGATCAAGTACGTTACACGGCACAAAAGCAAGGGCGGGCGTGCGGACATACTTAAGGCGATTCACTATCTTGAGAAAATACTTGAAGTTCAGTATAAGGGTGAATCATGAAAGAAAAAGTTTACTTTGACATTGTTGATAAGCGAATCGTATGCAAAGAATGCAGTACGCAAGAGTGTGTCAATTTCCCGATTGATGCGAAGCTACTGCAAGCCCAGTTCGATTTATTTGCGCGTAATCACATCGGGTGCGTGCGTAACCTGTACCGCCCACTGGCTGATTGATTACAATGATATTTCAGATAACCAAAGAGCATATAGAGCAGGAAAGTCTTGCGTACACAAGCGTCGGTTCTTGGTGTTACATATCACCTCAATCAAAGGTATGGCACATAAGACCCACAAGAGATGAAGTACAACAAATAGTATTTTATTTACAAACGGAGAAACCAAAATGAAAAAATTATTAGCAATCATTCTTATGACATTTTCAGTAAGTGCTTTTGCTTACTGCACAACTCAGGTTATATTTGCGGGGGGTAAAACTATTGTTTGCTCAACTTGTTGTACAGGAAACGTTTGCACAACAACCTGCACATAGTTGTTATAATGTCAATAACAAGGAGATTACAAAATGAAAAAATGTACGGACAACGGTAATCGTGTAAAAGCTGCGGTCAAAGCTGCAGGAAAAAAGCCAATGGGTAAAATGCCTGCGGACAAAATGCCTGCGGACAAAAAGACAAAGTATTAAGGTGATCATATGAAAGGTTTGTATGCGAACATTAAAGCAAAGAAAGACCGCATAAAAGCGGGTTCAGGCGAGAAAATGAACAAGGTAGGTAGCAAGAATGCACCGTCGGCTAAAGATTTCAAGACTGCTGCAAAGACTGCTAAAAAGAAATAAGCATGACGCTTGAAGAGTATTTGCAACAGTTACTTCCTGCACAACAGCCTGTTTATCAACCGACTGCTGTTCAGGGATTACTGACGCCTCGGCAAGATGAGGTTACTGCGTATGACCCATCACTACGCAGACAAGGCTCAGACGTCACACAAGGGCTACTAGAAAGCATAGGAATGGATAGGGGATACTCACGCAGGGTAGCCCAGAATTTATTGGGTGGCGAGAGTAGCGTCATGCCCGGCGGTATCGGCATTGCGGACTTTGTGCCATTTGTGGGCTATGGTTTAGGCGCAGGGGAAGCTGTAGAAGGCGTAGGTCAAGCCAAGAAAGACTTTGAGGCGGGCAACTATGGTTCTGCGGCATTGAATTACGCGCTGTCTAGCCTGGGGTTGTTGCCTGCTGTTGGTGCTACTGTTGCGGGTAAGGGTGCAGTTAAAAACGTAACAAATTTATCAACACAGCCACAACAAGTTATGTCTGAATTTGTGCCAAATGTTGAACGTGGCTCAGAAATGTATGTAAACCACAATTTAAGAGGCAATAGCGTTTTGTTTGCTGAAGAATTTGGTGGCTTACCTGCCCCAAGTTTAGCGGTATCAAAAAGAATGTCAGAACCATTGCAACAATATGGCGAAATTTCTTTAATTGGTACGCCCGGAATGGCAATTCCGTCTGCTAAAAACCCAGTTTACCCTTTTGATGCGTACACAAAAAGAAATCCAAAAGTGTACACAAGCGTAAAGCCAGAATTTGAAAAAGAAATACAAACAGATTTATTAGGTGGGTTAGGTAAATTTAGCAATGACAGGTCAGCTACTTATTTAGCAGAAGAAACAACAAAAAACTTGCGTTCAAACTTAGATTCTGATTTAGGAAGAATACAATTTTTGCGTGAAATAAATCAATTACCTGACATCAATCAATTTGATAATTTTAATGATTTTAATAGAGCGTCAAGAGAAAAGTTGGCAATAATGCAACAAGACGATTTTGATATTTACAATAAACAAGAAAAGTGGGCAAACAATAAATTTAAAGAAATTAAAAATAGAGGTGCTACGGAAGATAAAATTTACAAAGGAAGAACAGCCTCAGGAAAAGAAAGGTACATTCCTGCAACTATGGAATCTATAGTAAAAGAAACCATAGGCAACGCAGGCGATGAATCTATGCAAGCAACTTTAGGTGCTATTAGAGCAAAAATTTCACCTAAATTTACAAATTCAAAACAAGTAAAAGCAGCACGAGATAAAATTGTATCAGCCGATGATTTTAATGCTGCGAGAGAGAAAGTGCAATCACAAGAAGAGAAAATTCTCTATGATTTAATGAGTGTTGCTGATGATGTTAAAGTAAGGCTTAGCATAGATGGCATTTCAGATTTAAGACAAGACATTATGACTGGTCAATTAGGCAAGTATGATTACTCCAAGCCTTTTGTCGGCAAAATACCGCAAACTGTTTTAGACAATATCCAAAGTTTTAAAAAGAACTTATCTGCTTTGCCAACAGAGTATTTTGAAGTAAAGCCTAAGCGTGGTGTACCATTATCTGAATTTGCGGGTGCAATAGTTCCTCAAGAAACCTCACAAAATGTATTGGATTCATTAAAACGTCAAGGCATTACAAATATTCAATATTACAAAAACGCAGATGAGCGTAAAAAGTTAATTGACAAATTTGGCGATAAAATGTTTCAAATTGGAGCAGGCACAGGTGTTGGTGTAGCAGGGCTTTTATCACTTCAAGAAGATGAAGGCTTATAAGTTTAACTTAACTCGATGACCCGTTAGGAGTCGAAATGAAGCAAGAAATAGTACATAAGTCCATTGCGGGCTTAATTCCTTATGCAAACAACGCCAGGACACACTCTGACGAACAAATAGCGCAGATAGCAGCCAGCATAAAAGAGTTTGGGTTTACTAATCCAATACTAATAGACGGCACAAACGGAATCATTGCAGGGCATGGCAGATTGATGGCAGCACGCAAGCTAAGTCTTGACACCGTACCCTGCATAGAGCTATCACACCTAAGCGACAAACAAAGAAAAGCATACATTCTTGCGGACAACCGCTTGGCTATGAATAGTGGCTGGGATACACAATTGTTAACGCTAGAGTTAAAAGGGCTAGATGACGAAGGCTTTGACTTAGAGATGCTAGGTTTTGATGCAGATGAGTTAAGAGAATTAATGTCAGATGTTAATTTTGACCCTGCTACAGAAGATGAACAAGGAAAATTAGATGAGTTAGACCCAAAATGGATAATTTGCCCTAAATGTGGAAGCGAATTTGATGCAAGAAAAAATTAACTTACAAATTGATTGGGCTAGTCATGAATCAGCAAAGTTTGCTTGTTTAAATTGGCATTACAGTAAATGCTTGCCTGTTGGCAAATTAGTTAAAGTAGGCGTATGGGAAGATAAAAAATTTATAGGTGTAGTTTTGTTTTCTCGCGGTGCAAGTCCTACTTTAGGAAATGCTTATAATTTAAATCAAACTGAATGTTGTGAGCTTACAAGAGTTGCTTTAAATAAACATTTAACACCTGTATCTAGAATACTATCAATAGCTATTAAGTTTTTAAAAAATAACAACCCTAATTTAAAATTAATTGTTAGTTTTGCAGACGCTAATCAAAATCATTATGGAGGAATTTATCAAGCTAATAACTGGTTATATGCAGGAAAATCTAATCCTAAAAAAGATTACATCGGGCCTGATGGCAAAAAATACTTATCCAGACAAATTGCAGAATCAGGTTATGTCATGCAATTTGGGAAAAAAACAAAAGCATACAAACCGAGTGAATGTTTAGCAATTCCTGTTAAAGGTAAGCACAGATATTTAATGCCTTTAAATAACAAAATAAAACAGCATATAATGCCACTAAGTAAGCCATACCCTAAGCGTGTCAAAAAGCAGGACTCTGAGAACCCCTCAGAACTGGGCGGGGCAGTACCGACCGACACGCTCCATTTATTGCGAGAAACTAATGGCTAAGAACGGCAGACAAGGTGAAGGGGGCGGTAGACCACTAGTAGTGTTTGATGAAAAGCAAATAAACCAAGTGGAATCACTCGCTGCTGTGCTAAACAAATCACAGTTAGCAGATTATTTCAGCATAAGTGAAAATACACTTCGAGAAATAGAGCAAAGACAGCCAGAAGTTTCTGAGGCGTATAAAAGGGGCAAATCAAAAGCTATTGGAAATGTAGCTAAAAACCTTATTTCACAGGCGCAAGCAGGTAATGTATCAGCAGCCATCTTTTATTTAAAGACGCAAGCTGGTTGGAAAGAAACACAGGTTAACGAAATAACTGGAGCTGACGGGCAACCGTTTATAGTCAAATGGGGGCAGTAAGAGAGATAATTATTCCGTATCAACCTAGAGTGCCTCAGGTTGAGATGCATAACGCTGCGGACAAGCACCGTTTTACCGTAGTAGTCGCTCACAGACGTATGGGCAAGACAGTAAGCGCAATTAATGAGCTAATCAAATCAGCTATAAATTGTGAGTTAGAACGCCCAAGAATGGCATACATTGCGCCCACTTACGGTCAAGCTAAACGTGTCGCTTGGGACTACTTGCTACACTACACACGACCACTTGGTGCTGTGGCAAACATTGCCGAGCTACGGGTAGACTTTTGGGACAGACGTATACAGTTATTTGGTTCAGATAACCCTGATTCATTGCGCGGGCAGTATTTTGATCTTGTAGTCCTAGATGAGATAGCAGATCAAAACCCAAAGATATGGAATGAGATTATCCGACCTGCACTAGCTGATCGCAAAGGGAGAGCAATATTTATTGGCACACCAAAGGGTCAGAACCACTTTAAGGAGCTAAGAGACAGGGCAGAAGTTGAGCCTGATTGGGCTTTACTTGAGTTTAAGGCAAGCGAAACCGGCATAATAGATACAGAAGAGCTAGAAGCAGCTAAGCGCGAGATGGGTGACGACAAATATAACCAAGAGTTTGAGTGTTCATTTAACGCAGCGATAGAGGGCAGTTACTATGGCAAGCTCATGAATGACCTAGAAGAGCAGGGTAGGTTTAAAGAAATCGTGCGCGATGACCTATGCAGAACATACACTGCGTGGGACTTAGGAATGGGGGATTCAACCGCTATCTGGGTTGTCCAGGTATCAGGGCAAGAATACAGATTCATGGACTTTATAGAAAACCATGGGGTTGGACTTGATTGGTATGTACGTGAACTAACTGAGCGAGGCTGGCATAAAGCTGAACACATCTTGCCACACGACGTGCAAGTCAGAGAACTAGGGACAGGGCGAAGCAGGCTAGAAGTGTTACAAGAAGCAGGACTATCTTGCACTGTTGCGCCACGACTTGGCATAGACGATGGTATACAAGCATTGCGTAGGCTATTGCCAAACTGTTGGTTTAATATGCCAAAAGTCCAGCAGGGTGTAGAATGTCTTAGGAATTACAGACGCGAGTATGACGAGAAGCGTAATATATTCTATGATAAGCCATTGCATGACTGGTCATCTCACGGGGCAGATTCTGCTAGATATTTTGCAGTAGGAGTGTTTGATTTCAGTTCTTGGTCGAAACCGTTGAAAATTAACACAGGTTGGGTCGTATAATGTGGTTACAGCAGCAGGGAAATAAACTAGATCAATCTATATTAGACCGCTTAATAGAAAGAATAGAGAAGCTAGAGGAAAAGATTAAACTGTTAGAACGCAAGCGTATCAATCAAAAGGATACAAAGCATGTCAACTGAAATGAAACTTAAAGCGATTATTGATTCAGAAATTGATAACGCGATTGGGTATCTTGAAAGCGAAACGACGCTAGACCGAGCTAAGGCTCTTGAGTTTTATCTGCGCCAACCTTATGGTAATGAGGTAGAGGGTCGCTCACAAGTAGTAACGGGCGAGGTTGCTGAGTCAATTGATGGCGCATTGCCAAGTTTAGTGCGCGTGTTTACACAATCAGATGATATTGTGCGATTTGAACCAAAAAGCCCAGGCGATGAAGAGGGCGCAAAGCAAGCAACAGAGTATGCCAATTGGGTGTTTTATGCACAGAATTCAGGATTTACAATACTGCACGACTGGTTCAAAGATGCTTTGATGCAAAAGGTTGGCGTCATCAAAGCGTACTGGGACACAAAGGTAGACGTTACAAAAGAGACCTATGAAAATTTGACTGACGATGAACTGATGCTTTTACTGTCAGACGATTCGCTTGATGTTCTTGAGCAAGACACTACGGAGATTGAGGGTCAAGTTGACGAAATGGGTCAACCTATGATGTTTAGATCACACAACATTGTCGTAAGTAAAAAAACAAGCCGAGGCTCAGTTAAGATTGAAAACGTGCCTCCAGAGGAATTTCTTATAAGTAAGCGTGCAAGAAATATTGAAGATTCGCCATTTATTGCACACAGGAAATTGCTTCCACGTTCGGATTTAATAGCAATGGGTTTTGACCCTGAAGTCGTTGAGAGATTATCTGCTTTTGACGAACTTAGCTTTACATCGGAACGATTGGCTCGATATTCACGCGGTGAGCAACCTTTTCAGCAGGCAAGTATTGACAGAGCGATGCAAGAAATTGAAGTATATGAATGTTACATAAAAGTCGATATTGATGACGATGGAATAGCAGAATTGCGCCAAGTATTTTATGCGGGTTCAGACATACTAAGTGATATCGAAACGGATTATGTGCCTTTTCATTCACTATGCCCAATACCCATCCCGCATAAGTTTTTCGGTGAGTCTATGGCTGACCGAACAATGGACATTCAGCTAATCAAATCAACAGTTGTGCGCCAAATGTTGGACAACTTATATCTAAGCAACAACGGGCGAATGGGTGTGGTAGAGGGTCAAGTTAATCTTGACGACATGCTTTCGGTAACGCCCGGCGGTGTGATTCGCATGAAGAATCCAAACGCTATTGTGCCGATTGTTGTTCCACAGGTTGCTGGTCAAGCGTTCCCGATGTTAGAGTATTTGGATAATCAGCAAAGTAAGCGAACAGGTATTTCTGAGGCGCAACAAGGGTTAAACCCCGATGTGTTGCAAAACGTTACCGCAGCCGCAGTCGCAGCGGCATCACAAGCAGCGGGTGGCAAGATAGAGTTAATCGCTCGTATATTTGCCGAGACTGGTGTCAAGAGTTTATTCGCTGGCATCTTGCAACTAGTGTGTAAGTATCAGGATAAGCCAACTATCATTCGGTTACGCGGGAAATAC